GGGACTGTGTTGTGAAGCCCTTGACTGGAGGGGCCCATTGTGTTGCGGACAATGAGGCGAGGTACACGGCGATTGTGCAGGAACGGATACGCGGGATGAACCGTCGGTTGTTTCTGGTTGGCAAACAACATGCGGGGTTTAAGCTGCACACGACGATGCTGGATTACCGTGACGATCCCAACACGCGCCTTGAGGTGGAACATTTTGACGACGACACGGTGATGCGTGTGCGAGCCGTAGCAAAAAAGTTGGGACTGACATACTGTGCGGCAGACTTCATGGACGACACTTTCCTTGAAGTTAACAGTGGTCCGATGTTTGCAGCATTTGATCGTACTGTTAATGGTGCGTTGGGTAGGGCCATTCGCGACGAGCTATAAAAAAACCCCGCCGAAGCGGGGTCAGTTGAGCAGTGTCTTGCAATATGGAGCCGATGCTATTTCGCTTCGCCCCACGACGGACCAATCTCGACGTCGCATTTGGAGGGGACTTCGAGCGGAACAGCATCTGTCATGATCCTAGCGATTTCGTGCGCCTGTTCAACACTTTTTACAGACATGGCGATTTCGTCATGGATTTGGATCATGGGCAGGTGACCTGCTTTGTATAGATCAACCATGGCTTTCTTGGTCATGTCGGCAGCCGACGCTTGGATCAGCCTGTTGAGCGCCTTGTAAGTATAGGCTCGCTTCAGTCTGGTCGTAGGGCCGTAGGTGTCGATTGCTTCTTTGTATGGCAGCGCCTTGTTCATTTCGAACGTGTCGGGCTCCCACAAGTCGAAGCGGCACTTGCGTCCAAGGATAGAGCGCAGCGATCCGCCAGACGACTTCTCGTTCAGTCGGTTCATCACGCCAGTCATCAGGCCTTTTACGAACGGAACGCGGTCGTGGTATTGCTTGATGATGCCCTTGGCTTCTTCGACGCTGATGTCGAGCTGTTCGGACAGCTTGTTCACGCCCATGCCATACATCATGCCGAGGTTGATGGTCTTTGCCTGCTTACGCGGGATGCTGGCCATTTCTGCCACCATGGTATGGAAGTCGGTGCTTGGATCGTTGACGTAAGCTTCGACAAACTCCGCTGCGCCATCCAGTTCGATGCCTCGCATCTTTCCGTATACATAGGCATAATGGACCAAGATACGCGGTTCTTGCTGCGAGAAGTCTATGGCTGCCCATTGTTCGCCCTCTTCGGGGAGGAAAAGCGAACGTATCATTGGACCAATTTCTGGGTCGCGGGCGGGAATCTGTTGAAGATTAGGATTGGACATGGAGATACGGCCCGACACCGTACCGCCATCGTCTGACCGGATTTGATTTATATGAGCATGTATACGGCCATCACTGTGGCAGTGTTTCATGATGGTGTTGATGAAGGTGCCGGATGTCTTGTTAAGATTCCGCGCCTCAACGATGAGCTGCGCGAGGGGGTGCTGGTTTTCTTGGAGGAAGAGCTTCGTGAAGCTGGGTGCGCCCTTTTCGGTCTTTGGATAATGGATGCCGACTTTATCGAACGCTTTGGCAAGAGACTGGGCAGCCCAGATTTCAACGTCACCGCCAACCACGCTCTTAATCTGTTTCAGGACATCCCGTTCTCGCTTGAGGAGCATGTCGCGGGTCCGCTCCACGCGATCTTGGTCAACGCGAACGCCTCGCATGGTCATGTCGACGAGACATGGAAGCAGATCGAGTTCGAGGTTCGCGATAGGCCACAAATCTTCTTTGCCAAGCTGGACGGAGAAGTAGTTCCAGAGTTCGAGGGTAAGTTCAGCGTCAGCTTCCGCGTATGGCCCGACGTACATAGCTGGCATCTTCCACATTTCAGCTTTTGGGTCGATGCCGAACTCCCGAGCGGCCTCGACGAGGGCCTTCTCTGATTTGGTTTTGTTCAGGTGATCGTAGGCCAGCGCATTGAGGCTGTAGCTGAAACGGTTTTCGTCCAGAAGCGATGCAACGACCATGGTGTCGATGATGCGGCCATTGACTTCGAAGCCTGTCGCTTTGATCCAGCCCAAGTCATATTGGGCGTTGTGCATGATCTTGTCGGCAGGGCATTCGAAGACTTTTTTGAGCCACCGATTGACGATCTTTTCGTCGAGGTTACCACCGCCCATGTGGCGGACTGGTAAATAGCCCGACCAGCCGTCGACAGCGATGGCATACCCAACGATGTAGCCGTCCTTCGTAGGCCAACCCGGACCGTTTTGTTTTAGGTTCGGGTCTTTTGTTTCCACGTCGATGGCAATCTTCGATGCCGACGTGATGTCAGGTAATTCGAGCGGGGGCACCCACTCACTTTTGGGTGTGAACATCGCCATCTGTAATCCTGCCAAAATCTGGTTCCTCTTCGTTAAGGGCAAATTCGCCGCCCAGTCCTGTATAGCCTGCCTTGTCGATCCACGAGTCGACGTGGTCGATGCTTTCCATAAGCCTGCTTGTTTTGACCCAATCCATCATCAAGGCGACGTGGGCCGGGGTTATTCTGCCGTGTTTTTTGATTGCGGTCTTGGCAATAACGTCCCAGCCGATAGCAATGCGCCGATGGTTTACAAGAGCATCGCCGTAGTCTTGGTCCCGTGGGCCGTTAATCAAGTCACGCGCTTGGTTGAGGATGTGATCCCGCTTCATTAGTTTTTCACCTCGTTTCGGTTCATAGCTGTTAGCTCCTCTTTGCGTTTTTCTCGGATGTTTTTTGTGTAACGGTGCCTAGAAAATCGGCCAACCAGTTGAAACCCCATCTCTTCCATCTCTGCACGGGTGTATGTTTTAGGGCCTCTCTTGCGCCCCATCATTACTCCTTGCGCATTTACGAAAGTAGGCTCGGGAGTAGTTTTCCCGGCGTAGGTCCAGCCACATGCTCTGTATATGGCCCCTGTGTGATTCTGCCATTCGTCGGCATACGTCAAAAGCATGTCGTATTTTCCGTCTTTCTGGACAGCCTTCGTAGATTTTGCCAAAAGAAAACTTGTGCTATTTCGAGGAGCCTCCGGAACGCACACAAGTCGAGAAAGCGATAAAACTCGTCTCCAGTCCCCCGAGTAATTTGCCATGGCCGCCGCTTTTGTCGGAGGTATCCACCATGCCCCGCCCATCAAAATTCCATCTAAAAAAAGACCGTGTCGATACGTTGCGGTGTTCGCGCCGCCGCGGGAATAATGGTGGCGCTCAACCAAATTCCGCAAATCGCATAATGGAATAGTTTCAACATATGCGCGCGACTTGTCCAAATTAGGTCCGGGGTGCTTCATAAGTCATAACTCCGTGCTGTGTCTTCGGCGTCTACGATATAGAGGTTCTGCTTGGTCCGGGTCACGCCGACGTAAAAGACCCGGTGCATATCATCTGGGTTGATCCTCATTTCTTCGTCGGCTGCTGGACTAAGGTCCGTGAATAGCACGACATTATCTGCTTCACCACCTTTTGATCCGTGGATCGTGGACGCTGTGATGCGGGGTATGCCATTGAACTTCTCACCGCGGCGTAACAGAGCCGTGATGTATGCCCGGTCCGTCTCGGGCAGCTTGTCCATTGCTTCTGACCAGATCATGTTGCTGGTGGCCAGCAAGCCATGGTTAACGGACAGGTCTTGCATGTTAACCAAGTCGGTATCTTCTATGCTCGGCAGCTTCTTGAAGCCCCGTGTTACGCGGGTTCCGATGGACATGAAGCCGTAAATCTTGCGGGCAACTTCGCCCGAGATTTCCTTTCCTTTCCGCAATTGCTCCCAGCCATTTACAGCGTCAGAAACTTTTTCGCTGATGGACCGGTGGCCGCGGTAAGTGAACAGGTAACCATTTGATTTTAAATCACTTGCCACGGGCTGTAGCTGGTATCCGGCTTGGGACAAAATGAGCCACGAGCCTTGTGTCATGTCGAGCGCGTTGATAGTGTTAATTCGCGTCACATTGCCGAGTTCGTCACGAGGTTCATATCGCTTCGGAAATCTTCTGGCGATGCGACGCACGACATTTTCAGCCACTTCATGCACACGCCGGGGGATACGGTAGGATTGCGACAGCGTCTCTGATCCACCGGGCAGGTTGATGAACCGGTCGACGTTAGCGCCAGCCCACCGATAGATTGCCTGATCGTCATCGCCCGCTGCGTACATGCGCTTGGAGTTAGCGTCCAAGATGTCGGCGATGTCCCATTGCAGATTGCTCAAGTCCTGCGCTTCGTCGAGGAAGCACAGATCAAACTCTGGGCAATACTTGTCGGACTGCCGCACAAACTCTTCCAGCATGTCGGTAAAGTCGTAAACGCCCATCTTCTTTTTGTATTCGCGCAGGCATTTGTCGACGTAATTGACCGTGTTCCAGTCAGCTTCGATGTGGCTCATGTTGTATTGGTCGCGCAGAGAAACCTTCCGCAGCCGGGCTAGGTTAATCAGCCCCAGAACAGGATCGTTGGCCGCGGTCATTGATGGGACGTCTTCGAACTGGTCGTGTTTTGCGCCAACTAGACTGACGCCGATTGCGTTCCCCAGCTCTTTGTAGTTCTGCGGCTGCATCACCTGCTCGGGCCTAATATCTGTGAAAGTTAGCGCCAGCGAGTGCAGGGTGCGGAAATAGATGAGGTCTTTCTTGGGGTCCAAGTTAAAACGCGACGCAGCACGTTCCTTGGCTTCGTTGGCGGCCTTTCGGGTAAACGCTAAGAAGGCTATGCGGTGTGGGTGAATGCCGCTTTCTAGGGCGTCATCCACCATGTTCAGCAAGGTGGTGGTCTTCCCAGTGCCGGGAGGCCCGAATATCCTAAACATTCTCTGCCTCTATCTGTCTGACTATCTGGCGAATGCGCTCACGGGTTAACCCGTAGATTACCCCGATGGCGGTAAAGGTCATGCGCTTGCGCTTCCAAAGGTCGTAAATCTCTTTGTTGCGCTTGATATATTTCTGCTGCGTCAAAACGGTGCCCCCTGCGTAGAACCAAAATCTGGCGGATTGATGTCGATGTCTGCGCTGTCAAACGACGGTATCTGCCAGACACGAACGGCACGGCCCTTGATCTTCAGGACAACGCTTTCGCCATTGATGTCGCGTAACCGCTGGGCAATCTTGTGCGACTTGTATTCAAAGAACTTGTTCTTGCGTAGGAACGCTTCGAAATCTTTCAGGCGGAAATAGGTGATGCCTTGTTCTTCGTCGGTCCATGGGCGACGGAGCAGGATTTCTTCTTTGTCCTGCGCCTGCTGTAGGTGGCGGCAGAACTCTTCAAGGTAATCGTAAAACTGGCCGCTGATGCTGGCGTCTTGTGCCACTTCGATGATTGCG